TGCTGCGTTATCACAGACAGCTGCTGCAACAAGTGCTACAAATGCTTTAGCTTCTGAGCTTAGTTCTTTATCTTATAAAAATGAAACAATAACTAATGCTAATAATGCTGCTACATCTGCATCAAATGCGCTTACATATAAAAATGCCGCTGTATCTGCTCAATTAAGCGCAGAGTCAGCAAGAGATGCTGCATTTTCTGCGTATGATAGCTTTGATGATAGGTATCTAGGTGCTAAAAATACTGATCCATTAACTGACAATGATGGTAATCCTTTAGTTGGTGGTACTTTATATTTCCAGAATAATGTAGGTATGCGTATTTACACTGGCAGTAGTTGGACCTCTGCTTATGTGTCAGGTCAAGGAGCTTCTTTAGTACCTGCTAATAACTTAAGTGATGTGGCAAGCGTAGTAACTGCAAGGGCAAATCTAGGTCTTGGTACAGCTGCTTTAGCTAATACTGCAGACTTTGTAACTATGGATGATATTTTGGCAATGGCAATTGCTTTAGGTTAAGGAGAAAACAATGGCAAACAATTTTATTAATGCTGTTGCATCTAACATTGGAACTACTGAAGTTGTAATTTATACGGCTCCTACTAATACCAAAGCAATTCTTATTGGATGTAACTTAGCAAACAAAACAGGTAGTTTTCTTCCTGTTAGTCTTATCTTGCGTAAATCTACTGGCGATGCATATATCGTAAAAGATAAACGTGTAGGTAATGGAGAAAACGAAGAAGTAATGAAGGGTAATAAAATTATATTATTACCTGGTGATCAATTAATTTCCATCAGTGTTGATGCTAATGCTTTTGATGCTATTGCTTCAATTCTATCAGGAGTAGCATAATGACTGGCTTTTATGAAGGTACAGATTTAGCTGACAAAACTTTTTATGGGTTTAGATTTAATCCAGATACTGGTAATCTAGACATAGAGATAATTAATGATGGTTCCCCAGTGGTATTACCAGATGAGAACATTATTGATAAACTCGACTATAGCCAGTGGGTATGGTCCCGTGATACGTTAAAGTTTCAGTGGGGTAACAATGGACATTTACAGGTGAAATTCTTATGACACAATTAATTGATTTAGGGAAACTACGGTTTCATTTCGCAGGTGACTGGTTATCGTCCACCACTTACGAAACAAATGATATCGTCAAATATGGCGGTAACGTATATGTATATACAAACCCAGTAAAAACCATGGGTAACCTACCAACAGATACTCAGTATTGGGTTCTAATGGTAGAAGGTTTTAAATTCAAAGGTAACTTTGTTATTGGTACACAATATCGTGTTGGTGATGGTATCGCTTATGGTGGTAAAGTTTATATTGCTGTTAAAGACAGTCAAGCTCAAGTACCTCCTAATGCAACATATTGGTCTCAATTCGCTGATGGTATTCAGTGGGAAGGACCTTATAGCGGTACTAACACATACCAAAAGAATGATGTTGTAACTTATGGTGGCCAAGCATACATTGCAATTCAGGATAGTGTAAATAACTTACCAACTAATACTTCATACTGGCAAAAGTTTGTTAGTGGAGTTAGCCCAGAAGGAGTTTACAATAACTCCGTTGCTTATGCTCCAGGTGCAATTGTTGCTTACGGTGCTAATCTATATAGATGTAAATTAGAGACCACAGGTAATATTCCGACATCCACACTATATTGGGATTTATTTACACGAGGTAATGATTTCCAAGGTAATTGGACTGCAGTAAACAATTATTTAGTTGGTCAGACTGTAAGGTTTGGTGGTAATATTTATCAAGCAATTGCTAATAATACTAATTCTGAACCAAGTAGCCAACCTCAAAACTGGGTACTATACTATAGTGGTATTAATGCAAGAGGTGCATGGACAGCTACTACATACTATGGTGTAAATGATGTTGTATCTTATGGTGGTAATACTTTCATTTGCGCAGTTAGCCATACTTCTTCTAGTAACTTTAATACAGAATTAAATGCTTTACCAACAGCAAAATGGACTAAGTATAACTCTGGTATTCGCTACATGGGTGCATGGACTACTGGTACAACTTATTTAAAAGATGATATTGTATCAAATTCAGTAAGTACTTATATTTGCTTAACTGATCATGCAGCTACATCAGACTTTTTCCAAGATCTAGCAGCAAATAAATGGACTACATTCGTTGTTGGTGCTGCATATGTATTACCCGCAACTGCAAATAAGAATGGTAGATATTTACAAACTCCTGATGGACAAAACTATAGTTGGGAATTTGCTAATGCTAATGATAATATCTATTATGTAGCAGAAGATTCTATTTCAAGTGCTGATGATGTAAATCATGGTGCTACTGTAGACTACGCCTTTGCGAGCTTAAAATATGCTTGTCAGTTTATTGCTGCAAGCCCAAGCACCCGTAGTCCTGCCACAATCTTTGTTAAAGATGGTGTATATAATGAACAACTACCGATTATTGTTCCAGAGAATGTTACTATTGTAGGTGATGGTCAACGTAATACTATTATTCAACCTAAATCAGGTTTGAGTGATGATGGTATTACACCAAACAATCAAACTACGATGTTCTTCCTCTCTAGTGGAGTAATGATTGAAGGTTTGTTAATGAAGGGTTTAACTGGATTTGTTAAGAGTACAATTAATCCAGAAGATTTAAATACAGCTACAATTAAGGGTGTGTATTGCAGACTTAATCCTAACTCAATGATTACTAAATCACCATATGTAAAAGAATCTAGTGCATTCTCTACTGGTGGTGTTGGTGCTATTGTTGATGGTAGTGTTGGTCCTGTCGGTTCTGGTGGATCAATGGTATTCCACACATTTACTCAAGTACATGATGGTGGTGTTGGTTTCTGGGTAAAAGAAAGAGGACTTTCTGAGATTGTAAGTTGTTTTACTTACTATTGTGATTTTGGTTTAGCTGCAACAGGTGGTGGTAAAATACGTTCACTAAATTGTAATAATAGCTATGGTACTTATGGCTCTATGGCTAGTGGTTATGATGCAAATGAAAATGTATTAACAGGTACTATGTATGGTGATACATTAATGTATGATCCAAGTACTTTATCTAGCTCACCAGGCTTTATGGTTGGCCAATCATTAACACAAACTAATCCCGCTAATTTAACAGTAACTGGTATGACTATTGCAGCACAGGCTGTAATAACTACCTCTACTAATCATGGCCTATACGATGGACAACCAATTAGCTTTACTGGGGTAGCTCAAACAATTTGGCAGTCTATTCTTGGTGATCAAGCACAAGGTGTTAGAAAAACATGGTATGCTGATGTATTAACGCCTACAACATTTAAACTATGCTCTAACTTTGATTTAACGAATTATTTTGATAATCGTTCTATTGGTGGTTGGGGTATCGCTAATCTAACAATTACTGATGCATTACGTAGTAATCCAGTTATTCTACAGATTAATTCACATGGTTTTACCAATGGTGAAAGAATCTCTGATATCACAGGTATTCTAGGACAAACACAATTAAATGGTAATAGCTATTATGTAACAGTATTAGACACTAATCGTGTAAGCCTATACACAGATGCTGGTAGAACTATTTCTGTTGATGGTACAACAATGGGTAACTATATTTCTGGTGGTACTGCTACTAGAACACTAGTAGGCACTACATTAACCAGTGCTACTGTAACTATTGCTAAACCTAGAGCTACTATTACTAATATCCAAACTAATCTTGGTACAGCGTATCATAGACTAGTTGTTAGCGATATTAAACTAGGCAATACGGGTCATACTTATAAGGTAAACACTAAGACAGTTAATGCTGCTAAAGGTTTTTATTTAAATGGTACTAAATCATTAAGTTTTACAGCATATACTACTAGACAATATGTATTTGAACAGAATGATACAACTAACGTAGGCGAAGCTCTTTACTTTACTACAAGTCCAGGTGGGACCACCCCATATGCGACAGGCGTAACTTATTGGTTAAATAATATTCAAGTTGCTGATAGAGCTGCTTATATTGCTGGTTTTGCTGCTGCAACTGGAAGAGAAGTTAAAATACAAGTAGATGCTGCTTTAGCAGGTACAACATTATATTATAAATCTAGTGGTACTGCTACAGGAGGTTCTTTATCTATTGTATCTCATAGTAACACTGCTTATGATAGATTTACTGGTGAAACAATTTATCCTTTCTTAGATGGATCTACAATTATTGCTAATGGTACTATTACTGCTACTTTAGTTGGCACTAATGCTCATATGGGTCAATATGGCTTTGCTTTAGTATTAGGCGGCTTAAATGCAAGCCCTATTGCTGGTGGCTCTATTGAATTCGTAGAAGGTCCAACGTATTCTCCAGCTGATAATGCAGATATTACAGAACCACTAAATACTGGTGCTGATTCAAGAAGTTATATTATTACTTCAGTTAGCGGATGGGATGCAATAAATGGTACTGCTACTATTACTTTGAGTCAAGAGAAGCTAGATACAGCCGATGCTTATTATGGTCAACATTTTAACATTCGTTATAACTACTCTCAAGTTCGATTAACTGGACATGACTTCTTAAGTATTGGTACTGGTGGAAGAGCTACAACTAATTATCCAGGAGTACCTACTCAGGCAGCTTCACAAGGTAATGAAGTAGTTGAGAACCTACCTGGCCGTGTATATTTCGTATCTACTGATCAAGATGGTAATTTTAGAATTGGTAACTACTTCCGAGTAGACCAAGCTACAGGTCGTGCTACTTTAGATGCATCTGCATTCGATTTAAGTGGTCTTACAAGTCTACGATTAGGTTCTATTGGTGCACAGATTGGTGAATCTATTAATGAATTTAGTAGTGATCCCTCACTAAGTGGAGCAAGTAATATTGCTGTACCTACAGAGTATGCTGTTAAAACATATGTAGATAATAGAATTGATTCTATTTCTCAAGATCAATTAGTATTGACTAATCTAGTTAGTTCTAATAAAACATTAGCAACAGGTAGATTAACATTTAGTATGGATGTTTTAACTCTTTCTGGAGCAAATACAGTCTATACTATTGCACCAAGCGCATATCATTTCGTGTTGAATCCAAATGGATTTGCACTCTTTAATTAAGGAAAATAAATTATGTCTAAACTCGTTGTAGACCAAATTCAAAAATCAGGTGGACCAGCCTTAACATTACCAACTACTGATGGTACAAGTGGTCAATCTCTAGTAACAAATGGTAGTGGCGTACTAAGTTTTGCTGGTTCAAGTGTAACTCCTACATCAATGGGTGTTAATCAACAAAATAAGGTAGTATGGTCTTACGACCGTGATGGCGCTGCTGCTTCTGTAAAAATTATGTGGTCCGATTTAGGTATTACAGATCTTACTAAAGTAGAGATGATTAAAATTAATTATAATAACCTTGGTAGCAGTTCTGGTGGTTATCAATTATATATGTATGGACAGAATTCATCTGCAGCAGATATTACAAGTGGATACATGGGTTGTTCATGGTTCTATCAATATAATGGTGGTAACTACTCTGGTTCTACTGCTACTAATGGCAATAGTGGTTATATCTATGTACCATGCTGGACTAGCGTATATTCTAGCTATGATGATAGTTATGGTTTTACTATGACAGGTGAAACACAAATGACACCTAAGAAAAATAGTACATATGGTATGAATATTAGAAACCAGATTTCTTGGCAGTACAGCTCAAATACTTATCCAGCATCAGAAATGAGTTCATGGGATAACTATAGTACAAGTACTCCTCCAGCTGATTGGTATGGTATCCGTTTCTACTTAAGTTCTGGTAATTTCCGTACAGGTAGTATTGTTGTTTCTGTTACTTATCGTGCTTAATCTAGGAGTAAAATATGAATAAAATTGAAAATGGTGAAATTATTGAAATGACACTTTTAGAGCGTCAGCAATTAGAACAATTACAAGCAACACTTCAAGAAGCAGCAAAAGTTAGAGAGTTTAACAATGTTAGACAAACTCGTAATTTACTACTTTCACAGTGTGATTGGACTCAGGCTAGTGATGTACAACTTTCTGCTGCTAAAAAGCAAGAGTGGGCAACATATCGTCAAGCTTTGCGTGACATTATGGAAACTGTTACTGATCCTTTTAATCCTGCTTTTCCAACTAAACCTGAATAAGGAGAGTTGTTATGGCAACAAGATTAGAAGTTGAAGAACTTGTAGCTGGTACAGTTACACAGACAAAATCATCTGGTGGTTCTGCGGTAGATTTGACTGGTGGAGCTTACATTACTTATAATGGTGTAAACTATCCAATTAATCAAAGCTTTTTTGCAGATCAAACTAATTATATAGCACCAACATTAGTTTCTGGCCAACAATCCTACACCTCACCTGGAACATATTCATGGGTTGCCCCTGCGGGGGTTAACTCTGTGAATGTTGTTTGTGTTGGTGGTGGTGGTCCAGGGATAGATGGATGGGCAAATCCAGGAGGTTGTGGAGGTGGTTTAGGCTGGAAAAATAATATTAAAGTAACTCCAGGAAATACTTATTCTGTTCAAGTGGGTGCAGGTGGAAGAAGTGATACTTCAACTCCACAAACAGGATCATCAGTATCTTACACAGGAGGAACTAGTTTCTTCAAAGATACCAATACAGTAGCTGGATATGGTGGCGGTAATGCTAATGGCTACTCAACAGGTGGGCCTAACTCTAATCAGACGTATGGTGGAGGTTATGTAGGTACTGGCGGAGGTGCTGGTGGATATATGGGTGGTTGGAATGGGTCTGGCGGTGCTGGTGGATACACTGGACGTGGAGGTAATGGCAATGAAACTTGGAGTCCTTCTGTAGTGAATGGTGGTTATGGTGGCTCTATGTATAGCTCTACTTATGGCTCTGGTGCAGGTGGTGGAGTAGGATTAAATGGAGTAACAGGTTATCCTTCTCCAGGAAACGCATTCTACAATCCATTTACTGGATATACTAATTACGCACCTTATGGTAGTGGTGGTTCTGGTGCTCATGGTGGATCTAATGGATACTATGGTGAAAATCCATTCTCTGGCCAAGGCCAAAGTTCTAGTAATATCCAAGGTGGTGATTATGGCGGTGGCGGTGGAGGTCCAGGTAGTTCTTGGCCTTCAGCATCAGGTAATGGTGGAAGTGGAGCAGTACGTATTATCTGGGGTCCAAATAGATCATACCCGAATAATGCAACGTAAGGAATATTATGGAATATATTGAAGTAGGACAAAATGAAAAACCAATTGGTGCTCCTGTATTAGAGGAAAACCTTAGATATGTTTTTCCTGGAATTGAGATTACTCCAGAAACAATGGCATTACATGGTTATAGACCAATATTGGAAAATAAACCAGAAATTACTGGAAAACAATCTTTACAAAGACTTCACTTTTCTAAACAAGGTGAAAACTTTGTTTGGAATTGGAATGTAATAACACATGACCAAGATCATTTAACTAACTTTTGCATTCGTTTTAGACGTGATGTAGAGTTAAGAGAATCAGATTGGACTCAAACTTTAGATGCACCTATTAGTGCAGAAAAGAAAGCTGAATGGGCAGCATATAGATCTGCTCTTCGTAATTTAACAAACTTATATCCAGATGTAGACCCTACAACTGAAATAGAATGGCCAGTGAGACCTAGTAAATGAATGAATTTTTAAGACCAATAATGGCTACACCACTTTTGATTGGTAAGTCGGACTTAACATCTATAAGGGAAGAGCTTAATGCTCTTTCCTATAGTTTAAGAGATAATCTGAAAGAAGGCAGTTTAGTTTCTGAAGAATGGGATCAAGGAAAAAAGTCATCTAATAAAGAAGATTTTTATAAAAGTGGAGTAACATCTTTTAACTCTGTTGAAGATTTATTTCATAAACCAGAATGGAAAAATGTATCTAATTTTATTTTTGATTTTTCAAAAACTATGATTAGTACAGTAAACCCAAATAATAAAAAGATGCATATTATAAATATGTGGACAACAATTTATCCACCAGGTGCTTTTGTACCTGAGCATGTACATTCTAATTCGTATCTTAGTGGAGTGTTTTATTCCAAAGCCCCAAAAGATTGTGGAGATATTGTTTTTCATGATCCTTCATGGGTAGCTAAAACAATGTTTATGCATACTGATATGCCTACATTTCCAAATGTAGAAACTAAACATAATATCTCTCCAGAAGAAGGTTTAATGGTTATTTTTCCTTCTTGGTTGCCACATAGGTCATTACCAAATAACTCTACAGAAGACAGAATTATAGTCAGTTTTAATATAGGATTTTTAGATGAGACCAATGTATAAGTATTATGATAATGTATTATCAAAAGAAGAATGTGAAACTCTTATAAAATATTCAGAGGATAAATTTGAACTAGCAAAAACATCTGCTCTAAAATATAATCCATTTTTAAGAAAAGGTAAAGTAGCTTGGCTTACTCCTGAATCTGGCGAAGAGGTTAATAAATTAGCAAAGAAAATAGTTGATCTTATGTTTCATGAAAGTGGAGCAACGCATCTACAAGAGTTAAGTGAAATTGAGCATATTCAAATAGCAAAATATAATTTCTTAGATCATTATAATAAACATATGGACATTGGGTCAGATGGACCTTATAGAATTCTTTCTGGAGTAGTTGAATTATCAAACCCTAAAGATTATATAGGTGGAGGATTAGATATCTTTTTATTAGATGAAAAACAAAAAGTACCTCTTAAACAAGGCACTGCTGTATTTTTCCCATCTATACTACCACATCAAGCTAGACCTGTATTTTATGGTTCACGCTATTCAATGACTCTTTGGGGTCGTAAAAAATAAGTAAAATAAATGGGGAACTTCGGTTCCCTATTTTATTAAGGAGTTTAAATGGCATTAAGAGAATTAATTAAAGATGCACATGATAGTGCAGAGAATCATCCTTTTGTAAAGAA